GGTAACAACTGGCTTGACACAGTTGATATTTAGAGTATAACTAAACATCTTTAACTTTGAAAGGAAGTAAGTAAAATGAATACAGAGTTAGCAATACAAAACGATCTAGGCATGTCTCTTGCAGAGGCAGTAGGCGTAAGTACTCAAGGTGGTGGTGAAAGAAAAAGTGCTGCTTTACCTAGGGTAAACTTGATGCATACAGGTATCATGGGTGAGATTGATGTCAACGGAAAGTCTATCAAGACTGAGGTTGTTCCATCAGGATCATACAAGATTACAAGAGGAGATGATGATGTTGTCTATGCATCTACTCCTACAATACGTATCTTTGCAATACGACAGCAATGGTCTAAGTGGGATTCTAAACAAGATATGATGATGAAGACTATCATGGCTAACGATCTTAAGGGTGATCTTAAAGATAACGTTGGTACATTTAATCTTGGCAGACCGTCAGGTTACATCGAAGATTGGGATAGCGTACCTGAAAAAACAAAGGATCTAATTCGCACTATCAAGCGTAAGAAAATTCTTTTTGGTTTACTAACTGCAACAGGTGTTACGGATGAAGCAGGTAACCCAGTAGATGAAATTACTGATATGCCTTTTTACTTTGAAGTACCACCTTCAAGCATCAAGTCTTTAGATCTATCAATAAATGCGTTGGGGCGTAAAAATATATTACCTATCCAATGTACATTCAAACTAGGACATAAACCTGGTGGTGAAAACTTTGTTGTTATGACATTAGAGTTTGTCGATAAAGTAGAGTTACAGCCTGAAGATCAGGAGAAACTGCATAACTTCTTAGAGTATATCACTACGATTAATTCTTATATTCTAGAACAGTGGAATGAAAAGAATAAGGAGTCTATCTCTGATGATGATGCTGCTATCGTGGCAGAGTTTGTCAACGTAGAAGAGGCAGACTAATGAATCACCCTGCTGAACTAGCTGTCTTTGAATACCTTAGCAAAGCTGTTAAGGGCGAGACAGATATGGCTGAAGACATTCGTAAGCAAGTTGCTTCTGATGTCGAGGCTGCACTAGAGAAGCAGTTCGGTGGTAAACCTCGTGACGAGTTTAGACTTAGGATGTCCAACATTGGGCGTCCTACTTGTCAGCTATGGTTTGAGAAGAATGACCCTGAAGATAAGACACCACTGCCACCACACTTCTTGATCAACATGATCATAGGTGACATTGTGGAAGCAGTGTTCAAGGGTCTTCTTCGTGCTGCTGAGGTAGACTTCAAAGACAATGATAGTGTCACCCTTAAACTAAAGGATGGCACAGAGATAAACGGTGAGTACGATATGGTACTTGATGGCAAGGTAGATGATGTTAAGTCAGCCTCACCTTGGTCATACAAGAACAAGTTCAATACTTTAGAAACTCTAGCTAGGAGTGATAGCTTTGGTTATGTATCTCAGCTAGTAGGATACGCTGAAGCTGCAGGTTTAGATGTTGGCGGTTGGTGGGTAGTCAACAAAGCTAACGGTGAGTTCAAGTATGTTGATGCAAGCTCCGTAGATAAGTCTGCAGTGATGGATAGCATTGAGCAAACGGTGGGGTACATCAATGAGGATAAACCCTTTGAGCGTTGCTTTGAGCCAGTGCCAGAGACACATTACCGTAAACTCACTGGTAATCTAAAGCTTGGACCTGAGTGTGGTTTCTGTTCGTTTAAGCACAAATGTTGGCCTAACTTACAGACTCGTGAAGCTGTGATGTCACACGCTGCAAAGCCACCAATAGTAGACTATGTTCTACTGAGTCCTGAGTATGCGGAGGCATAACAAAGGTAGGTATCGCAGTGGCCTAGAGAAAGAGGTTGCTGCGTACTTGCGACAGAATCAAAAGAAAGTCAGGTACGAAATACTGAAAGTAGAGTGGGAAGACTTACGTTATCGCACCTACACACCAGACTTCGTATTGGACAATGGTATTATCATTGAGACTAAAGGTATCTTTGATAGTGCAGACAGACGTAAGCATCGTGAGATACAAAGACAACATCCTGAGTTAGACATACGGTTTGTATTCAGTAACGCAAACGCCAAGTTATACAAGGGTGCTAAGTCTAGGTATTGCAATTGGTGTGATCAGCACAAGTTTCAGTGGGCGCATCGTGTGATACCTGAAGAGTGGCTGAAAGAAAAAGGTAAAGAGATTACAGTTAAGAAGATAGAATTAAAAACAAAAAGGAAAAACTAATGGGATATGAAATAAGAGATGATGAAATCGCAATAGTTATAAGTCCAATTGATTATGATAAGCCTGACAAATGGAGAGGTGATTCAAATGTATCGATAGCAATATCTCCTGACCATGACTTACCTGATTCTGTAATAAATGGAATAGTAGAAATAGCAACTATGATGTCAGCTTTCTTAGACTTATCGAATGAGCAACCTTACTTGTATGACATGGTAAAAGAACACAGGGATTACTTGATGGCGTTGGATGCAGGAGAGATAGAAGAAGAGAAACCTGTTGTAATAAAAAAGGGAAATGTATATACACTTAACAGGTGGACTAAGACAAAAGGGAACGCATAATGGAACCAACAATTACATTAACTAGTGAGACAACACTTGATTATGATCAGGTAAATAATCCAGTACATTACAATCACAGTAACATAGAATGTATTGAAGCTATAGAAGCAATGACAGAGAATATGTCAGGACACACTGCGCCTCATGCTGCTAACGTGTTGAAGTATTTGTGGAGGCATGAGTACAAGAATGGGTTAGAGGACATTGATAAAGCTATTTGGTATCTTAACAGATTAAAGAAGCGTTATAAGGAGATACATAAATGATAACACAAGATGACATAGATGCCTGGAAAGATATGTACGAAATGACATTTGGTGATTATCAGATAGAAGCACACAAAACTGCGATATATCCTGATGAACACAAGATAGTCTATCCTGCATTGGGACTCGCAGGTGAAGCAGGTGAAGTAGCCAACAAAGTGAAGAAGATGTTGAGGGATGGGAATTTTGACAGAGAAGATGTAGCTGCAGAGGTGGGCGATTGCCTGTGGTATATTGCAGCTTTGTGTCGTGACCTAAACTTTGACATGGGATACATAGCTAGGTGTAACTTAGATAAACTTCACAGCCGTATGGAACGAGGAACCATTCAAGGCAGTGGCGATAAGAGATGAAGTTTAACATTAAACTAACAATAGAAATAGACGAGGAAGAACGGATACTACCTATAGTAGCAGAGATGCATGAGGAGGCAGTTGCTGAGTTATTCCAAGATATTATTTATGATATTGATGGTGCAGTAATTAGAAAGATAGAGGTTAAAAAACATGAATAACTACTTACCAACAGACTATCAAAGCTTTATACACAAATCACGGTATGCTAAATACATTGATGGTAAAGGCAGAGAGTCTTGGCCTGAGACAGTCAGTCGTTACGTAGAAAACGTAGTAGGTGACAAGGTAGATAAAGAAACATCTACTGAGATAGAACAAGCTATCCTGTCGCTAGACATTATGCCTAGCATGAGAGCAATGATGACAGCAGGTGCAGCTTTGGATAGGGATAACACTGCAGGTTATAACTGTAGTTACCTACCTGTAGATGACCCAAAGTCCTTCGATGAAGCTATGTACATCCTCCTCTGTGGTACTGGTGTCGGATTCAGTGTTGAGAGACAATTCGTTAGCAAGCTTCCCGAAGTACCTGAACTCTTCGAGAGTGATACTACCGTTGTGGTAAAGGACAGCAAGGAGGGGTGGGCTAAGGCGTTTAGACAAGTATTGGCACTTCTATGGGCAGGTGAGATTCCTCAGTGGGATATTAGCAGAGTGCGCCCTGCAGGTGCAAGACTAAAAACGTTTGGTGGTAGAGCTAGTGGACCTGCACCTCTTGTTGAGCTATTCAACTTTGCAGTAAAGACATTCAAGGATGCTCAAGGACGTAGGCTATCTAGCTTAGAGTGCCATGACCTAATGTGTTTCATTGGTCAGATAGTTGTTGTTGGTGGTGTCAGACGTAGTGCCATGATTAGTTTGTCTAATCTCAGTGATGATCGTATGCGTCATGCTAAGTCAGGGCAGTGGTGGAATGAAGCTGCACACAGAGCATTAGCTAACAACAGTGTGTCATATACAGAAAAGCCAGATTCAGAAACGTTTATGCGTGAGTGGTTGGCGTTAGTAGAAAGCAAGTCAGGCGAGAGAGGTATATTTAATCGTGAAGCAGCCAAGAAACAAGCTGAGAAGTTTGGAAGACGTGATTCTAACTATGAATTTGGAACTAACCCTTGCTCTGAAATCATTCTTAGACCATATCAGTTTTGTAATCTTACTGAAGTGGTGGTTAGGGCTACGGATAACGTGGATGACTTGGAAAGAAAAGTTAGACTTGCTACTATTTTGGGTACAATACAATCAACATACACCAAATTTCCATACTTGCGGAAGGTGTGGACAACGAATACAGAAGAGGAGCGTCTGTTGGGTGTGTCACTCACAGGGATAATGGACAACCCTCTTATGACATCGGCAAACAAAGGATTGGAGAAGACTCTTGAACATCTACGAGAAATCGCTCTTCGTACTAATACTACTTGGGCTAACCGCCTTGGCATTCCAACAAGTGCATCAATCACCTGCGTCAAGCCAAGCGGAACAGTATCACAATTAGTTGACTCAGCATCAGGCATACATGCTAGACACTCACCTTATTACATCAGAACAGTTCGTGGTGATAACAAAGATCCTCTAACACAGATGATGCAGGATCAAGGCATACCTAGTGAGCCATGTGTGATGAAACCTGATAGCACTACAGTGTTTAGCTTCCCAGTGAAGTCACCAAATAAAGCTGTAACTCGAAACGATATGTCAGCCATTGAACAGTTGGAGACATGGCTAACCTATCAGCGACACTGGTGTGAACACAAACCTTCTGTAACAGTGTCGGTTCGTGCTGATGAATGGATGGAAGTAGGCGCATTTGTTTACAAACACTTTGATGAAATGTCAGGTGTATCATTTTTGCCACACTCAGATCACTCTTACCAACAGGCACCTTATCAGGATTGCACTAAGGAAGAGTACAGTGAGCTAAAGAAAACTATGCCAAAAAACATTGACTGGTCCAAACTTAGTGACTATGAACAAGAAGATAACACAGTTGCTATGCAGTCTATGGCTTGTACAGGTGATGTGTGTGAGGTAGTAGATATAGGGGCATAATTAATGAAAGTATATACTAGGCCATTCCAAAAAGAAGTTTACGATAAAGTAGATGGACCATCTAAGGAAGCTTTGATTAAGTATTTAGAATCAGAAGGGCATACAGTTGTAAGCAAAAAAGAAGATTACTATGCTGATGTTGTAACAGAAAAAGATGGTGTCACTTTTTTTCATGAAGCAGAACGAAAAGCACAGTGGAAAGAGGAGTGGCCTACGTATTGGGAAGAAATAAGAATACCAGGGAGGAAAAGAAGACTAATAGAGAAATACAAAGATCAGTTGGAGAACTTATACTTTTATGTTTTTAACAAACACTATAACCAAGCTTGGAAGATAAACGGCACACAGATGGTAGATGATATTATTAAAGAAGCTACTGGTCCTACATATAGAATACCAAAGGGTGAGACATTTTATCATGTGCCTTATCAAGAAGCTGAAAGAGTAGACATAGTTTAATTACTGTGTTATAATTTTTACAACAATCAAAGGAGTTAATTATGTTGTTATTTAATTTATTAATACCAGTGGTATACGCTTTAACTATTTACGGAAGCTATGAAAATGTAGCTAAACCTGTAGCTAGAGCAACATATGAAACAGGTATTATTGTTTACGAACAAACTGTAGACGTTATTAGAGATGTAGTTACTGACGATCCTGTAGAGTCAGAATAATGTATATCCTAGTACTCATTCTCAGTCTTAATAGTGATTTTGTAAATGTTAAGGCAGTTAACCACATATATCCCACAATGGACGCATGTAAAAGTGCTGCAGTGTATCTTCGTGGTGAGCTTTTGAGTACTAGGCCATCGCCTGATTCAAACGTTTATGCTTATTGTACAGAGATACCACAGGAGGTATAGCCAAGTATGAGCCTAGAAAAAGAAGCGAAAGACTTTATATCTAGGAGACATGATCATTTTAAAGAGGGGCTACAAGAACGTATAGAAGCATTAGACAAATTTATAACAGACAATTTGTATCACACTAGTGAAACACAAGAAGCTATAAAACATCTGATGATAGTACAAATGTGGGCAGAACGTAGTTCAAAACTCAACGGTGTAAAAAAGTAAGGGCGCTAAATGCGCCCCTCTTTATTTGTAATAATCTTTTAAGTAATCTACGTAGTCCATGAAGTAGTGTAGCTCTGTGATTGTCATATCACGTATACCTCCCTCAAAGCCGTACCGTTCTTTCATCGCTTTCATAGCCTTACTACGCAACTCTTTGTTGCCATGCTCTGAAGCCTTAGCTCTCATTGCGCCTAGCTTAGTCTCACTAGTGCCGTACTTCTTTAGTACTTTACGTAAGTCTTTTTTCACTTCAGACACAACAGACTTAAGCATAGCACGTTTGCCTACAAGATCAGCGTTTATAAACTTCTTGTCTCTAAGTAAATTATCCGTAGCCCTTTCTAATTCAGGAGCTACAGACTCATTGAATATCGTATCGTAAGCAGCCATACTTGTTCGTTCACTAGCTGTCCAATCTTGCATATTAGCCATTGAGTAGGCTTGTTCTGTAGCTGTACGTGCAGGTCTAACTGTTATACCAAAGATTCTAGCCATAGGATTTGCATCCTGTACTTTGCCTTGCCGACTTGCAACCCTTAGCTCTTCACCCGAAACTGTTTCTGCTCTATCTGTGATGGCTTCTATGACGTTATCAAAGTATCTTGTTGCACCCTGTGTAAACATCTGACCGCCTGTCTCAGCTTGTCTTATGTCTCTTGCTGCATCTGTGTCTGTAACATAGCCAGTAAGTTTATTTACTGCATCAAGCGGTCTAGTAAAACCTGCAGCATAGTTACCTGTAAACTTGCCTATCTCTTTGAAAGAAGCCTGGGCTAAATCAACATCTTGGTTTATCAATGTGTCCATAATTCTAGTGATGTCATTACCAAACTGTAAGTCTGTAGCAAGCTGTCCTACAGCTACCTGCTCACCAAACTTGATCATCATTTCTTTTGGTACAGTCTCACCTTCTGCTTTGAGTCTACCGATACGTCCTGCTGCTAACCATAGAGAGAATGGGAATGTGTTACGAGCATCTATGATAGCACCGCCAGTACCCTCAATCTCAAATACGTCTAAGCCTTTCTCGCTTCTCTCTTTGTCATAGTTCATA